TTCCAAAGTCATGGCCCAAGAGCTGTGATTGTATGGAAGAAGAGTTAGAAACTTCTTTAAGAAATAGATTGACAAAAGAAAGTATTCGGCTGCCAGCCGGTTATTTGGATTTTGTTAATGATATAGTATTAGAGATTTTTCCGAAGGGAATGCGGGCAGGTGATTTAGAAGTACATGCCAAACGAGTAACGCCCCCCTATAGTTCTACTACAACCAGTAGTAGAGCAGAAGGAGGAAGTTATTCATCTTGGAGAAATAATAGAGAGGGCTATTTTAAAAGTTTGGAGATGCCGGAGATCGTGCATAGACCACTTTACATGGTGGCTGCGACACCGGGAAAGCCTCGCCCTCTCGTCAAAAATCATCCTTCTTATCTTTCTTTGCGTCCTGTACATACCTTCATTTATGATCGATTGTCTAAACAGCCATGGTTACTTCGCGGTCCCCCATCTTTTAAGCGGTTCAAGTCCGCTGGGTTCACCGAGAAGAAAATGTATCTGTCAGCAGATTTCAGTGCTGCTACAGATAACATTTCAATTGAAGTGGCTGAACAGATCATCGATTCCATTGCATCTCGCTCCTCTCTTTCTGTCATGCCGTTGCTTTCTGAAGTTCGGCGATCTCTTCGTCCTACCATTACAATGCCATCAGGTGAGGTTAGTCCTACTACAGGACAGTTAATGGGAAACTTGTGTTCCTTTCCTCTCCTGTGCTTGCAAAATTATATAGCTTCGGAGTGGGTTGACCAGTTATCTGGATTTAAGGCCCCTAAGCTAATTAATGGTGACGATTTGGTCGCTGAAGCGCCCCAGTACTGGGTTGACATGTATAGACAAGAAGCCCCGAAGCTTGGTTTTTCTTTAAATGACAAAAAAACAAGTTATAGTATGCGCCCGAATATTAATTCCACGTACTTTACTCAAAATTTTAAAGAAATTCCCTTTATAAGAGCTAAAGGGTTAAACGTGTTGGATCCCAGGAGTATTGGGAAAGTGATGAATGACATAAAAAGGCCTTTTGAAAGGACTCGTCATTCCAGATTGCCCCGCCTTCTTAATCATCTTGTATTCTTCTTTTCCCGACATATCAGAAAGTTTGGACTGACCCTTTTCAATTTGGGCTTCCGGGTTCGTTCTTCTGAAAAGTTGGTTTTGGATAAGAAGTCTAAACATTATGAAAAGTATAGAAGTGGGCATACTCACCAGCCTAAGCTCTCTCCTCCAAATCCTATGGGTTTACAGTTAACCCAGGTAGAAGATGAATATAATATTCATGAGGATTCTGAAGTTTCGGAGGCTGTTGTGAATGAACACTGGAATGGTCCCGTATTTGAGGCCGTTAAGGAGAGTGTGTGGGATGTAAGAAAAAAATTGATGGAGGATAAGAAAATTTATGGGACTAGATGGAAGAAGTTGGGCATGAGAGCAACGATGCGTCGG